CTGAGTGTTACCTTCTTTTCTATGTCCACCGTTCCGACACTAAATGGTGTTCCTTCAAGCAGCGCCCACAGTATCTGTCTTGGAGTACCCGTCATGTCAAAAGCAGTCACCTTGTACTCATCGTCATTCAGGGTATATGAAATGTGTTCACATTCCATCTCGGTATAACATACACCACTCGATATACTTTTTTTCACATTCGTAATGTTAAACACCAGACCGTCCAGTTCTGCAATACATTTTACATCCACAAAAGAATCTATCTTCCTCGTCAGCATCTTAAAGGACATTGTACATTCCCCGTCCAATTTTGCCGTAATGTTGCAGGCATTGACGGCAGAGTAAGAACGAATAAACTCTCCCGAAGTATTCCCCTTTGTCTTTTTATAAAAATTCAATACCGGGTGCGGAGGTATCTCCCTGTATCTCGGACGGATGGTCTTATCCTCATGAATATCCGCAAAAGATGTATTCCACCCTATAAAAAACAATCCCCTGATCTTTTCCGGGGACGGAGGAACTGCATCTTTCCCTTCCTTTACTTTCTGTGTTGAAAGATAATCGTCCTCGGCATAGTTTAGGAAATTGACTGTATAATAAATGCTGTCGCTCTTATAGGTAGGACGGACTGTCATGTCCTCCATCACCTTTGTGATATCCACATTCCATCCATTAAACACCATGCCTTCGATTACTTCCGGCTGTGGTGCAAGGTCTGTGGCATCACCGCCAGCTTCCACATCACAGGTGCCGAGCAGGTCTGTTCCTGCATAATTTAAAAATCTTACGGTGTAATAAACCACACCGTCTACAGTTTTTGACACTGTCTGCACCTCCTAGCTTATTCCAAGATTTCTCATGGATGCCTGACCATTGGAATACTGTATCTGTGACACAAGTGTCGTGATCACCCTTCCGTCCAGCATGATCGGCTGGTTAAGTTTTACCGTGCCGTTCTGCCCGGAAGAAGCGTTTCCTCCGACAGTGGCATTCAGGCTTGCATCCATATCCGGCACCATATTTTTAAGATTCATGGTATCCGTCAGTTTCTCGATTTCCTTTGTTACAAGTCCACGGCTCTTTTCTATACCGTCAGCAAGTCCGCCCATGAAATCCGGCATCCATGACTCATAATCCGTAAGGGGTCCTTCATCCGGCACGGAGAAATGCAGATAAGCCTTTATCGTCTCTGCCACATTGGATACTGCATCCTTAACCTTGCCGATGCACTTTTTGATGCCGTTTACGATTCCGTCAATAATGTCTGTTCCCCACTTGACCGCAGACTGTGCAAGTCCCGTGATAAAAGAAACTGCCGTGCCAAATCCCGTTTTTATCGTTGTAACAATATTTCCTATGGTTGTCTTTATGCCGGTCCACATCGCAGTAAAGGTACCGGATACCGCCGTCTTTATTCCATTCACCACCGTGGTCACGATTGTCTTTATCGTATTCCATGCTGTCGTAATAAAAGTCTGGATTGCTGTCACAACCGTGGTTATCACAGTCTTAATTGCATTCCACACGGTTGTCACCACAAGTTTGACTGCATTAAATACTGTCGTGATCACTGTTTTGTAGATGGTAAAATAGGTCACAATCACTGTCTTTATCACATCAAGCACCGTGGTGAACACAAGTTTTATGCCGTCCCATATAGTTGTAAAAAATGACTTGATTGCCTCAAACACGGTTGTTGCCGTAGTCTTTATTGCTTCCCATGCTGTTGAGAGGAATGATTTTATTGCATTCCATACTGTAACAGCAACCTGTTTCACATTCTCCCAAAGGTCAATCCAGAACTGACGGAAACCGTCACAGTTATTCCAGAGATAAATAAAGGCAGCCACAAGTGCTGCTATGGCTGCAATAATAAGAACGATAGGATTTGCAAGCATTGTTGTATTCAGTGCTGCAAATGCTCCTTTAACTGTATTAATTACTCCGGCAATCTTTGGAACAATGGTCATGATCGTTCCAACAGCGGAGATGACTTTTCCGACAATGATAAGAACCGGGGCAAGGGCAGCCACGATAAGTGCAATTGTGACAATCGTTTTCTTTGTTCCTTCATCCAGTCCGTTTAATGTATCAACAAATGACTGTACCCATCCGACAATCTGTTTGATGGCAGGCATCAACAGTTCTCCGAATGAAATGGCAAGCCCCTCTAATGCAGACTTCAGTATGGTGATCTGTCCCTGCAGGTTATCAAGCTGTGTATCTGCCATCTGTCCGGCAGCACCCCCGCTGTCTGCAATAGACCGCTGAAGGTCATCCCATGTACTTCCCGTATTGGCAAGCAGTGCGTTCACGGATGACAGGTCGGTTTTATTAAATATCCTGCCGATGATATTTGATTTCTCGGCAGCGGTCATTCCATCCATTCCTGAATTCAGGTCACCCAGAATATCATTCATGCTCCTCATGTTTCCTTCGGAATCATAAACCTGCAGTCCCAGTTCTTCCATCGCAATGGCAGCCTTATCCGTAGGATTCTGCAAAGACAGGATGATGTTTCTTAGGTGCGTACCACCCTCTGCACCCTTGATACCATTATTGGCAAGGATACCGAGTGCCGTATTAAGCTCTGCCGTACCACCCTTGATGGATTTGGCTGTTGCACCGATGGTAAGGATACCTTCCCCTAACTGTGCCACGGATGTATTCGTAGTAGATGCCGTCTTTGCCATCTGATCTACCATCGTTCCTGCTTCATCAACTCCCATACCAAGGGCTGACATCGCATCCGTTACCATATCAGATGCATCGGCAAGGGCAATATCTCCGGCAGCCGCCAGATTAAGTACAGTCGGTAAAGTATCGCACATCTGCTGTGTATCATAGCCAGCTAAAGCCAGATAATTAAGAGCCTCAGCACATTCGCTTGCAGAAAATGCCGTCTCTGCACCCATCTTCTTTGCCAGTTTGGATAGGGTATCCATCGTATTAACAGACTGCCCGTCAACCGTTGACATGGAATCTTTTGTGATTCCCATCGTAGCCTGTACTTGTGACATGGAGGATTCAAAGTTTGCTGCCGTTGTAACCGCAGCCGTACCAAGTCCTGCCACAGCTCCTGTTACGGGAAGAAGTTTCTGTCCGGCAGACGATATGTTGTTCCCGACTGTCTTTAACTTTTCCCCGGACGCAGCTATCTTCTGAACTGCCGTTGCCGACTGGTTCGCCTGTGTTTCCAGATTTTTTAAGTCCTGCTCCGTTTCTACAATTTCCCTCTGCAATGCATCGTACTGCTCTTTGGAGATTTCACCATTGGCAAGCGCAGTATTTGCCTGTTCCGCTGCCGTCTTTAAGGTTGCCAGTTTTTCCTTTGTTTCGCCAACAGCCTCTGAGAGCAGCTTATGTTTCTGTGCTATCAGTTCTGTGTTGCCTGGATCCAGTTTCAGCAGTTTATTTACATCCTTCAGCTGTGATTGGGTGGATTTTATCTGCCCGTTCACACCCTTAAGTGCATTCTGCAGTTTGGTTGTATCACCACCGATTTCTACGGTAATTCCCTGAATACGGCTTGCCATGAATTCTCACCTCCTCCTAAAAATAGGCATAATAAAAGCACCGACATTTCTGCCGATGCGTATCTTCCTGTTTCTTCAATAATGTATCTATTCCATATTATCTAATTTTTCTATGCAGTCCTCTATATTCTGTGCCATCATCAGAAAAGCAAATTCCTGATACCTGATCATCTCATGCTCGTCTGCCAGCCCAACAAGAACCGCCTCTATGCCTTTCAACACCTCTATGATATCTTCCAGTTCTCTTTTCACCTATCTCGCCTCCTACACATCCATTATAAGATAACTTACTATGGATGAATAACTGCGATCTGCAAATAACTGTGGCATTTTGCAAAGTAAAAAAGTTCGTTAGATATTAAAAATTATCGAAATCTTCCTGTGTTGCAACTTCTGGATACTTGTAATCATCATTACTGCTCTCGGCATACATATCGTTAACCATACCTATTGTCAGAAGGTCAAGGTCTCGGATAGACAACCCTATCTGCACACATCTTAGAAGAAATAAGGGTGTTGTCATATGGCGCTCTGTCGGGCGAAGTTTTTTTTAGCCTCGACATCCGTTTTTACATTCAACCCCCATAACTCAATAAGCTGTGGAAGAATCTGATAAATAGAAAATGTATTAAACTCATCAAGCCATTCTTCTGGTGTATCGGGAATGCCCGGGTCTGCGTGTTTTGCCATAACATATGCAATATTCTCAAACATCTCAAGTGAAAACATATCCAGGCTTGAACTCTCCTCTTTATCTTTTCCTACAGCCTTCTCCAAGGCACTCAGGTCTTTATAAATATCCCTTCCAAACTTAATACGATAAATTCGTGGGATTGCAGCAGATGCCTTGAATGGCACCTGCTTTCCATCAATTTCAAGATCTTTTATAAGGCTCATGATACGACCTCCTTAGAACTGTTCTTTGCTGATGATACCTTTGCACTGTCGGACTGGCCAGATGCATCAGATACTGCTTTCGGAAGATATACTGTTTTATACCAGCCATCATAAGCAGCCGCTGAAGTGCTGTCAGATGTTCGTGCCTTTACATAGCCCCCATCAAGAGGTGATGCCGTAATCGACAGGGTTTCTGTCTTAACTTCGATTTCATCTTCCTTTGTTGCAGATTCGATGGTTGGTCTTGCTGCCGTACAGTTATAAAGCACATGACGGATTTTATTGATGTCACCATCAAATTCAAATAACAGTGCAAATTTACCTGTTTCCACGGTTGCATCCTCGACAAGTACATTATTGGCATCGAGGGATTCTTTCAGTACATCGGTACGGAACGACTCCGGCACCAGAGCAAGTTCAAGGTCACCTTCATAGCCCTGATTGTTATTAATCGTGTAATATGCATATCCGTCTGCATAGAATACACTTGGCTCTCCGTTTGGATCAAGCGAAATGGATACCGCACCGGGCATCGGCACAGGTGTGCCATATGTCACCTCTCCATCATCACTTTTGGTAAGCAGTGCATAATGCACATTTCGGATATTAAACTTGACTTTATTCTTTTTATTAGCCATTTTTCTATACCTCCATCTCATAAAGCACTTCATACAGACTTTCTGACTCAATCCATACTTCGCTTTTCTCATAAAAAATTCCATGCCCGTCAAACATGGCTTCTATTTTCTGTTCAAGTTCTATATTTTTTACATCCGTATATAACTCCACATTCAGGCAGTTTATTTTGTGATATACCTTTCCGTCAGCAGAAAAATTATTGCTCTTCGGATATAAAAATACCAAGAAAG